ATGTCGTGATTTCAGCCCATCAGCTTTTTTAGTGTTTTTAACCATATGGTTAACATTTAGTCATTTGGCTAAATGGGATTTCTTAGTGTTTCCGAACCCACCGTCCTCTTTTGCAGTTTTTCTTGAGTGGCATGAGTGGCAGAGCGGTTGAAGGTTTGACATCACCAGTCGTAGCTCTGGAAAATCTCTCGCTGATTTCAGATGGTCAGCGTGGACTGCCATTGCTCCACAGGATCGACACGTTGGGTTGAGTGCTAGGAAGTGAGCACGAAGGCTTCTCCAATCATGACTGTAGATTTTGCTTTTTTCGTTACCCCTCTTTAGCTCGGCTTTTTTGGCTATTGCTTTGTTGTGGGATTTCATTCGGGTAGGGGGTGTTCTGTGGACACGCATAGATTTTGCCATTGATATACTCCATTGATTTCTGAGAGGAAATATAGATAAAAATGCTGATAACAAGTAGTGACATTGGCCGTTAGCCTCTCAGCCCTTATAAAACCTAGCTTCGCGGGGAGGGTAACATTATAACATACTCTATATAGAATAGTAATAATAATATATAGTATAGAGAGAGGGGGTATAGGGCTCAGAGGCTTTACCTTTTTGTTCAGATGGGCTGTGCTTTGTGTTTTGTGTATTTAGGCACCTTAAAGCCATGAGTCTCAATGCCTTATGTGATAACAGCTCTAAAACAGGATGTTACAGTATCCTCTCTTGGAACAAATAAAAGCCCTAACATTACAAAAAACACAAAATAACACTTGTTTTTAGAAGGCAGTAGATGTATATTTTATGCAACTGAGTTTTTCAGTCGAGGAGATGATATGGACTACGGGAACAACATTGATAAAATACCAAAGGAACTTCTATTGAATCCACATTGGATAATGTGGAAGTTTAAGGATGTGCCAGGCAGTGACAAGAGAGGGAAAATACCGTTCTATGCTTTGTCAGGAGAATCGCGGAGAGGCGTTCAAGGCTCGGAAGAAGACCGGAGCAAATTAGTTACCTATGATGACGCAATCGCGATGTGGGGTATGGGTGGGTATGATGGTATCGGATATTGTATGCTCCCTGATGACGGTGACATAGTAGCAGTAGACCTAGACGGGTGTGTGACGCATAAAGACGGTCAGCCTGTGTTCAATGACCACTGTAAAACCATAATGGAACTAAACCCCGGCTACTGGGAGTTCTCCCCCAGTGGTAAAGGAGTACATGGATTTTTCAAAGGTAAAGCTATACGTTGGAACAAGAACAACGTAGAGACTTACCAAGGTTCTCAGTTTCTCACTTGGACAGAGGACATAATAACTCCGGCAAAAGCACTAACTAAATACACTAAGATCCCTGGTACTGATGATGAGAAGAGGGTTAACAGTGATACTGTTGTTGAGGTTTGGTTTCCTGCGGGCTCTTCTGATGACAGGACTCAAGCCATTGAGATGCTTAACTACATAAGTCCTGATTGTAGTAATGAGACTTGGGTCAGGGTAGCTATGTGCCTACATCATACTTTTGGAGAAGAAGGCTTACAGGTGTTTAAAGACTGGTCATCTAAAGCTGAGACAGAAGGCAAACTCGCGTCTGAGAAAGACATGGAAGATACATACTATAGGATGAACAATAATTCTAGCTCATCACCCATCACTTTTGGGTCACTTATACACATGGCCAAAGAGGGTGGTTGGGTGCAAGCTAAACCTGATCAAGAAAATTGGAGAGATAGGCTCATGTATGCCCCCGATGGTGAGAATGGAGAGCCCGGCAATCTGCTGAAAACCGAGGCAAACCTAGAGCTGATACTTAAGTTTGATGAGATGCTTCCCTTTCCTGCGTACAATGAGCTCGGCCATAAACATGAGATGACGGGGAAGGTGCCATGGAGAAAAAGGAACCTTGAAATCCTCCAACCTCTGAGAGATGACTTTGCTGCATACCGTAGATATGTGAATGAGACATATAGACTAAACTTCACAATGGAAGTCCTCGAGAACATATTCAACCTATGTGCTATGGACAACAGTTACAACCCAGTAGTAGACTATTTAGAAGGGGTTAGGGGCTCTTGGGATGGAGTGCCTAGAGCGTCCTCTTGGCTAGTTGATTATCTAAATGTAGAAGACAGTAAATACACTAGACAAGTGGGTAGATTAGTGCTTGATGCCTTAGCCACAAGAGCATTGTACCCAGGATGTAAGTTTGACTATGTTACGATAATTGAAGGTGTTCAGGGTACGCGTAAATCGACCCTGCTACAAACACTTGCTAAAGGCTATTTCAATTCGGATAACACTTCATTTGATTCGAAGGACTCACTAGCTAAACTGTCTAGGTTTTGGCTGATAGAAATGTGTGAGCTCGCCAGTCTCGGCAAAGGGGATATTGAGTCTATGAAGGCTATGATAACTAGGACAGAAGACAGCTACCGACCGCCGTATGCTAAAGTGCTTGTAGATGTGAAGAGGACAAGTGTTTTTATGGGTACTACTAATGACACTGAATACCTAAAGGACCCCACAGGTAATAGAAGGTATTTGCCTATAAAGCAAGGCCCAGGAGAGATTGACCTTGAGAAATTTAGTGGGGTAGTAGACCAACTATGGGCTGAGGTTATGCACAACCATGATGAGAAAATGCAGTTCAAGTTATTCTTAAGCAAAGAGACTGAAGCTGAAGTGGAGGCCATGAGGCAGTCTCGCACTTATGAAGACCCCGACATACCGGCAATATTAGAATACTTGGCCACCCCAATACCTATCAACTTCTACCAAGGTGGTGACATGTCTGATGAACTAATGGTTCGCACCACCATAACAGCTAAAGAGATTAGTGAGCAAGTACTAGATACTAAATGGTCAAAACTCCCCAACAATGAGAGGTACAGACTAAACGGAATACTTAAATCAATAGGTTTCTTGGACAGATCTAAAGGAGCTAAGAACTTCGGGCGGTATGGGGTCTTTAGGTACTATGACATTAACATGAATGCAATGATAATAAAAAGGCCGGACCTGTTTAACAAGGCTCAGGATCTACAAAACAAAGATGCTCTACTTAGCATAAAGGATTGTTTCTAATGGAATGGGATGACAACAAAGCACAAAAGATAGCAGAAGGTAAGGCCAAGGTACGCAGAATCTATGAGAAGGTAGTCATACTACCCTATTTCTTAGATGAGGCATTATTGGGTATAGACTCACTTACTGGGGCTTATATATATGACAGAGGAAAAGTATCAAGGCTAATCGGTGCACGATATGATTTGTCAGAAGAAGAGACCGAGCTACAACTTAGGTCAGGTATCAACTACTACAAGGACTACTTTAAGAAGCCAATATTTATGAATAACGTAAGCCGTACTGTCAAGCGTACATACGAAGAGGACATCAAAAATGACTAGAGAAGAAGCTGAAGAAGCCTGCGAAGGCGAACCAGGTGTACTATTCACCGATGGGTATGATAACTGCATACTCGGAATAGTCCACCACCCGGAAGTCAAGATCGTCTATGACGCAGATGAGATGATACAGTCCATGCTAGAGGATAAAGAGATGGGATTGGACCTAGAGGACTGCCTTGAGCACATGGCATATAACATCGAGGGTGCTTATGTAGGCGAACACACCCCTATCTATGTTTGGGGGGTGGATAGATAGCTCAAAATTAAGTCCCTTGCTAACCCGAGGGGCTTTTTGTATTATGTAGATATGATGAAAAAGAAAAGACAAGACCTCGAACATAGAGAGCAAGCAGCTTTCATAAACAAGCTTAGGTGCCTAAAGCCTGAGCTAAATAATTTCCATTTCTCCGTCCCAAATGGGGGTCGAAGGGATATTGGCACTGCCATGAAGCTAAAAAGGGAAGGTGTTGTGCCAGGAGTCCCTGATTGGATTATGCTACTGCCAAATGCTTTCTACTGTGGCCTACTCATTGAATTCAAAAACCCAAATGGAAAAGGCGTTGTCTCGAAGGATCAGAAAAGAATTATGGGCTCATTGAACGGTGTCGGGTATTTATGTAAAATAGCCTTGACATCCAGAGAAGCGTGGGCTATATTATGTGAATACTTAGAAATGAAGTGAGCACATGAGCATTTTTTCACCTATCAGAAAGATATATAATGCAATCACGACAGCCGATGTGTATGGCGACGACTTTGATTTAAGTGGTGCGGTCAATGCTGTAACAGAGCGCACAGCTATGCAGCAGTCTGCGGTTTCAGCTTGTGTTAGATTGATTTCTGCTTCAATGGCTTCGATGAGTATCGACATCTCAAAATCTGATGAGGAGAACTTCCTTACTACAACTAAAAAACATTCTCTTTGGTATGTTCTTAATGTAAGAGCAAACAGATGGCAGGATTCTTTCGCTTTTAGAGAGATAATGGCCTACAATCTAGTTCTTAGGGGTGCAGCTTACGCTCGCATATTTAGAGACGGCATGGGTAACACCACTGGCCTTGTCCCTATCCCTACTAGCAACGTACAAATTGAGATGATGCCCGGTGGAGCATTGAAATATCATGTTACAGACCCAACAGACCAATCGGTAAGAGTAGTATATCAGAAAGATATGCTCCATGTAAGGGGTTTGTACTCTGACATAACTACAGCAGTCTCTCCTCTAGGCGATGGCCGTAATGTTATATCTATTGACATGTCAATGTCTGAACATCAAGACCAATCATTTGGTAAGCGTAGAGCTATGCCAGGTGGGGTGATCACTACAGACAAAAAGATTTCACCTACTGCTCTTAAGAATGTTGAAAAACGATTCGACGACAGAGCAGCAGGCAAGCTAAACTCATGGAAGACTATCGCCCTCGATGCAGGCATGGAGTTCAGTGCTCTGAACGTCAGTAATACAGATGCTCAGTTTTTAGAGTCGCGTAAATTCTCTGTTGAAGAGATATGTAGACTTTTTAATGTGCCTCCGGCTATGATCCACCAAACTTCAGAGTCTACGTACTCTACTGCTCAACAACAGCATCTAGGCTTTGTTGATTTTGGCTTACGTCCACTTGCTGAGAGATTTGAAGCAGCTTGGCGCAACCAACTACTAGCATTTAATGATACTAAGACTTATGTCTTTAATCACAATTTTTGGGCTTTGTCACGTGGCGACCTTGACTCTACATCAAAATACCTACGCAATATGGTTCAAGGTGGTCTAATGACCCCTAATGAAGCAAGAAAAATTGTTAATTTACCTAAATTTGACGACGAAGGCGCTGATAAGTTATATATTCAACAGAACATGGCTTCTGTAGATAACCTAGACAACTTGCAGAACCCTGACAAAGGCAAAGGCAAAGACATGACTAAGACAGACACCTCCGGGGAGGACAACAATGAATAAGATTGGAAATAGTGAGTTTTGGGCAGGTGTAGAAGCCCTAAAAGCCTCTACATCTAGCAACACTCCGAAGATTGACCTTAAAGAGGTTAAAGCTGAGGCCAAAGAAGATGGCTCAGTAGCTATTTACATAGATGATGCTATCAACGGATTCTATGGTATTGACGCTTCTACAGTAGTCAAAGCCATCCATGAGTCTAAAGATAAAGCTATCACAATGTACATTAATTCACCTGGCGGGAGTGTTTTCGATGGTCTATCTATATACAACGCTATGCAGGACCATGAGGGTGACATCACTGTTAAAGTTACTGGCATCGCTGCTTCTATTGCCTCTATTATTGCACTTGGTGGCAGTAATAAGCCTGAAATGAAGACGGGAACAAGATTTATGATCCACAATGCGAGTGTATTTGCAGGTGGCGACCACAGGGCACTTAGAGTGACTGCTGACTTAGTTGAGAGCATCACAGGTGACTTAGTTAAGATTTATGAGAACGCAACAGGTCTAAGCTCACAAGAGCTGATTGACTATATGGATAACGAGACCTTCTTTTCTGCTGAGGACGCGGTAGCCAAAGGCTTCGCGAACATGACAGGTAAAGAAGAGCCTCAAAACACTGGCACACTCGATAGTGCTAGAGCCGAGGTCTTAAGAAACCTCACAAATTGCCAATTACAGGCTATCAATTAAAGGAGACATTATGTCTAAAATACAATCACTTGTAGCCGAGCGCAATAAATTAGTTCTTGACGCTCGCGCAACTATCGACAACAAACTATCAAGCCCTGAGCAAATCGAAGCTGCTCATCAGATGTCTTCTGACGCTATGGCTAAGAATGCAGAGATCGAGAATCTTAAAACTCTTGGGTCTTTAGAGGCATCTATCCAAGCTGACGCTGAACGGTCTCAATCAAGCCACGGCGCATCAGGGATTATTGAAAGCACTAACAAACTTGACACTGAAGCTTACATGGAAGCATTCCAAGTTGCTGCTCAGAAAGGCCAAAACGCCGGACAAGAGTTTGTGAATGTCTTAGAAGTCGGTACTGACGCGAACGGTGGGTACACTGTACCTACAAAGCTAAATGCTGCTATTCTTATGAAACTAGAAGAGAACAACGTAATGCGTAGAGCAGGACGAGTAATCTCTACTACTTCTACGGAAGAGTTCACTTTAGAAGATGCTATTGGGACTGCCCTTTGGACTGCTGAGAATGCTGCGGCTACTGAAACACAGCCTACATTCTCCCGCAAAACAATTGGTGCTTACAAAGCTACTTCTCTTATCAAAATCTCTGATGAGTTGTTGCAAGACAGTATCTCAAACATGGTTAGCTATATCGGTAACGCCTTCGGTAAGCAGTTAGGTCTACTTGAAGAAGTGGCTATGACTACTGGCGATGGTACAGGTAAGCCAACAGGTGTCATTACTTCTGCTGATGCGGGTCTTACTTCTGCCGGCATTGGCGTAATCACTTTTGACGATATCAAAGGCCTTCAGTCTTCTTTGAAAACTGGGTATAGCTCACGCGGTAAGTTTATGATGAATCGCTCTACAGCGCTTCTCCTTAATTTGCTTAAGGATGCTAATGGGCAATACATTTGGCAACCAGGTGTTAAAGCCGGTTCAGTAGATACATTACTTGGAAAAGAAGTGTTCTACAATGATCAAATGGCTGACGTAGCTAACTCTGCGGTACCTGTTATCTATGGTGACTTCAACGAGTATATCATCGCTGACAGAGCTAAACGCTCAATGCTTCGCATGAATGAAAACTTTGCAGTAAATGGCCAAGTTGGATTCCTAGTGAAACAGCGCGTAGACGCAAAACTACTAATCACAGAAGCGATCAAGAAACTTACTGTAAGAGCAGTATAAACTAAACTAGCCCACCTTGCCTAGTGTGAGGTGGGTTTTTCTAATTGGAGGCCACATGGCTAAGAAAATCGAAGTAGAGTTACGTGGACGCATTGCAGTAGGTTTTGGCAGTAAGCAACATGGAGTATTCCAAGTTGGCGATATTATCACACAGAAAGACTTGCCTAAAGCTATGAGTATTGAAGCTCTTATCAAAACAGGTATTGTAGAAGTTTATGGTGGAGATTTAGTTGGGCTGTCTGAGAAGGCTATGCTTGCTGAAATCAAAGCACTTAAAGAAGAAAATGAAGCACTAAAGGCTATGGGGTAATAGATGGCACTACTTGTATCTCTCAATGAAATGAAGGCATTATTGGGCATTGACCCTGGTAACACTGATGATGACGCGTATCTCACTAATGAGCTTACGTCTATGTCAGCTATTGTTGAGAAGTACTGTGCTAGAGAGTTCACTCAAGCGACATATACTGACGTACTTGACTACCATGATGGCGTTACTGTTGTGACAAACAGCTACCCCCTTGATTCATTAGTGTCAGTGACCTTAGACGGGGTGTCGCTTGACCTCTCTGACACACCAGTTAAAATGATTAGAGAGAGTGGTACTCTATCTCTTAAGACAGGAGCTTTCTGCGACTATGACGCTGTAGACATTGTTTATGTTGGTGGCTACGCTACAATACCTGCGGATATTCAGCGAGTGGTGTCTGACTTGGTACATTCTAGATATGCTAACAAGTTTATCAATGATCCAACTAGACGTATCCGATCAGAGAGCATTCCTGATGTGGCTAACTACATTTATGAGAGAACTACAGCTTTTGACAAGAACCCACTACTAGGGCCTTACATGACAATACTTGACCTTTACGTTTCATCAAAGGCACTCATATGAGTATATTAGGTCCATTCCAAAGGGTCATATCACGCAATAGTCGTGAAGTGACCCTATATAGGGTGCCGGAAGGCACTCAATTCGTATTTAAAGCAGCATCTAGGGACTTCAGAACTAATGGTCCTGAGCAGATGCTTGGTAATCTAGAGCAAGAGCAACAAGAGTATTGGTATGATGCAAAAGAGTTTATTGGAAGTACTTTACCTAAAGTCAACGACGTTATCCTTGACGCAGGTGGAATGGAGCGAACTATTACTGAGGTATCAAATCTTTGGGAGAGTTCTAGCTCCGTTGGTTATAGAATAAGGACATTCGGGTAGTATGGACTTCGCGTTCCCTAGACAGCAATTTAAGTTTAAGAGCCTGTCATCAGGTAAGCATGTCACCATTCTTGAGAGTGATGACTTTAAGAAGTGGAGCACTGAAGAGATTAGAGGATATCAGATACAGCTAGTAGAAGAGGAGAGAAAACGCCTCACTAATAGACGTGAGTTCCCCCATAAGAAGTCTGACTACCGTACCGTTGTAGATAGGAAATTTGATGTCTCAGTTCGGTCAGTTAAAGACTATGGTGTTGTAAGTTATGTACGTAAAGCAACAATGCCGGAGATACTAGAGACAGCAGTTAGACTTATTCGCAAAGTATCTCCTGTTAAGTCAGGTACATATCTATCAAGCCATATAATAATGGTGAATGGTAAAGAGGTTCCACTACACTCAGTTGACAGCATTGTACTTTCTCCTGATGATACAGTGCAGTTAATGAATGTCGCAGAGTATGCAAGGAAGATGGAAGGGTATGACATTGGCGGCGGAGGGACGACTAAAGCAGGCAAACCTCGAAAGAGAAGGCCTCAGTCTAACTATGCCCCACAGGGCGTTTACCGCCTAGTAGCCAGGCTGCTTAAGTTACAGTATGGCAATTCAGCGTACATAAAATATGCGTTTAAATCTCTTGACAGTGCTAGAACAGTTAAAGTCACAAGAGGTAAAGGTAAGGGTTCGAGAGCAAGTAATAGATACCCTATGATTCAGATAGGATTTTCCACAGGGACTAAAATATGAGCAGTAAAGCAGTAAGAGCAGAATTTAAGAAGCAGCTAGCACTTTGGGGTGAACTACCTATAATAGATGTATATGACCCCACAGCGTTTAGGCCACCGAGCATCACCACTGGCATGTTCGTGGCGATACAATACACAGCGTCAGTTGAGCAGAATAGGTCTTTAGGCACCCCAGGATCAAACCTGTACAGAGAGCTTGGTTCTGCTGTACTACACGTTGTAGCACCTAACAGTGTATCAGAAGACGATATTTTAGACAAAGCGGAGTCACTTAGGTTATATTTTAGGGGTAAGAGGTTTGACGGCCTTAAGCTCTTTGATGTTGACCCTCCTCATCTTGAAGAAGGGGGTGGACTTATCAAATCAGGTAACTGGTTTGGTGCCATGGTAGCAGCAGATTACAATTATGATATCTTAGGAGAATAAGATGAGTTTAGCAGAATCAAACAGAGTAGGGGTCTATTACAAAAAAGAGACTACCTTTGGCGATGGCGACCTAGTAGGCGCAACATCAATGAGATTAACATCAGAGTCTTTAGTGGCTGAAAAAGCCACTGAGACATCAAAAGAGATTAGGTCAGATCGTAACATTTCTGATGTTATCGAAGTGGGCGGAAGCTCAGGTGGGTCAGTAGATGGGGAGTTGTCACTGACTACTTATGATACATTCTATGAAGCTGCGCTATGCGGACTACCGGGCAGCACTACTAATTTCTCAGGTTCAGCGACATTTACTGTCACTACAAATGTGATTGACGCTATTGGTGCCTTTGCTGATGTAGTAGTCGGCCAATACATTGAGATACAAGGGTCTGCTGAGGCAGTAAACAACGGTTGGCATTTAGTCACTGTCCGTGCTTCTGATGACGCAGTGACAGTGAGCACAGACCTCGCTACGTCTTCCGACACAGTTACTATCAAAGGTACTTCATACAGGAATGGTATTGAGCAACAGTCTTTCGCTTTTGAAAAGTCTTTCAATGATATCAGTGTGTTTGAGAAGTTCATCGGAATGCGCGTGGGTAAGATGTCTGTAGAAGCTACAGCCAAGCAAATCGCTACACTAAACTTTGAGTTCATGGGAACCTCTGCTGAGGTGGGTGGGACTACTTTCGTGTCCTCGCCAGTAGCACCCACTTCTTCAGAGGTTGTCAACGCAACTACTGACATGGGCTGTGTTCAGATTGACGGTGCAGTGTCAGATACTCCTATACAAAAAGTCAGTGTGTCACTAGACAATAAGCTGAGAGCGCAAGACGCAGTATGCTCTAAGTATGCGGTAGGGATAGGTTATGGCCAAATGGAAGTGACAGGATCACTTACAGCCTACTTCAAAAACAGAGGGCTACTTGATGTATTCTTTAACCACACAAGTATTGCAATCTCATTCGGGTTTAGAGACTCTGTAGGTAATGCCTTGCGAGTAACAGTACCAAATGCTAAGATTACAAGTAACCCAGTCGCAGCTTCCGGTATTGATACTGATATTATGCAAGAACTGGACTTCACAGCTAAATTAGATACTGTAACTGGTTGTCAGATACAGATTGATGTAGCTTAACATACTCAGAGGGGACACTATGAGTTTATATAAAAAGTTTGACACTGACAATAAGTCAGAGACAGAGGGTATTGAGATTGACTTCGGAGACGGAGTTATTTTCAAAGTAGCTAGAGCAGGTAAATCTAACCCTGCTTATGCTAAAGCCTCTAGAAAGAGAACAAAACCTTTCTTGTTTGCTATCAAAGCAGGAACCTTGGATGATGAAATGGCACAGGGCATTCTAGTAAATGTGTTTGCTGATTCAGTGATTAAGGGATGGGAAGGCGTTACAGATAAAGAAGGCAAGGCCCTTAAGTTCTCGCATGAGAACGTGGTTAAGCTATTCACTGACCTGCCGGACTTGTTCGAGCAGATTAAGGAGTACGCTGAAGACCGGGAGTCATTCATTCCTGCACTACACGGAGGCGTGGCTGACACCTTGGGAAATTCCTAGAGTGGCACTATAAGTGGAGTGATTCAGCGGAGTTTTTGACTGACCAAATCACTGATAAATACACGCCTCTTGCACTTTTAGCTCTACCTGATATTTCAGGACTAGAGTGGGTGTGGGAGGCGTTTATTGATTTAGCAACTTGTAGACCCCCTGCTTTTGAGGGTATTAACGCAATACCCTGGACAGTCGTGAAGAAGTGGGCAACACTCAATGATTTAGACACTTTTGATTTTGATATGCTTTGGTTCTGCATAAAAAAGCTAGATTTAGTTACAACAGAATGGGCTAAGAAGAACACTAAGGGGAAATAAATATGGCTAAAGGCACAGAGAGAGTAATACGGATAACCGTAGACGCTTCCAAGGCTAAGGATCAAGTAGAGGCACTTAAGCGAAAACTAAAAGGTATAGAGACTCAAGGGAAGAAGACTAATGCTAGTCTTTCTTCTATGGTCTCAAGCATTAATATATTCAGAACTGCTATATCAGCTCTTGTAGTTGGTACAGGGATATCTGCTATCGCTAAGATGTCGGACTCATATACGAATCTTAATTCACGAGTTAAACTTGTTACTAAGTCTGAACAGGACAGAGCAGATGTGATAAGAGGCTTGAATGACATAAGCACCCGTACATACACTGATCTAGAATCTAATGCCACTCTATTTAATAGAATAAGCACTTCCATGAAAGAGTACAATATACAAGCGGAGTCCGTGCTTGCTGTGACTGAAGCACTATCCCAGACTCTTAGGATATCAGGGTCAACTTCACAGGAAGCTAAAAGTGGAATCATACAGTTCACACAGGGTTTGGCGAAAGGCCGCTTCGATGGTGACGAACTTAAGAACATACTAGAGGGTAACATACGACTACAGCGCATATTTGCTGACGCTATGGGCGTTTCTACTTCCAAGCTTAAAGAACTAGGTGCCGAAGGTAAGATAACCGCCGAGAAGGTACTGCCTGCGCTAGTCATGGAGCTAGAGAAACTAAGAGAAGAATCCAAGAGCATTTCACCTACTATCAGTGGTGCTATGACAGTACTAAACAACAATCTGACACTAGTGATAGGTAAGATACTTGAAGTCACTAAAGTGTCATCAGCCCTAGCAATGGTGTTTATGTTAATCGCAGACAGTCTTCACATAATACTTCCTATGATAGGCACACTACTTGTAGGTGCTTTAGTGGCCGCAGTACCCACTATCATAGCTTTCGGTACGGCATTTGTGACAGCAAACCTCCCACTCCTCGCTATGGTGGCTTCAATAGCTTTAGTAGCAACAGCAGTAGGACTAATATTCGCTGCTTTTTGGGATGGGTATCCTGCATTCAAGCAAGGGTTAAATGTACTAGCTAGTGAAGTAAAACTCGCTTATGCTAAAATACAATCAGGGTTTGCACAGTGGCAGTTTGATTGGGCAGCCAACTTCGGTAACGCTGACGTAGGGACTAAAGTGTTTGATGAGCTAATCGATGCTAAGGTTGCGCTTTCCAAGGCATCAAGGCAAGCGACAGCAGATGAGAAGCTTTACTGGGATCTAGTGGAGAAGAATGCTAATAGCCCTAAAGTGTCTATTGACTCACTGAAGAAACAGCTCGAAGATTTAGTGAAGAAGATACAAGGGGGAGCAAAAGGAGCGAAAGTTAAGACTGAGAAAGATCCAATGGGTGATAGGCTCAAAGCTTTACAGGACGAACTAGAAATGATGGGCCGTGTCACTAGAGAATCTAAGATTCAAGGTGAGATTATCAACATGACCAGGGAGAAGAAAAAGAACGCTACCAAAGATGACTTGATAGGCCTAGCAAGAGAGTTAGCTGCTAAGGAGAAACTTTTAGCTCTTGGTAAGACTCTCATTGACTTCAATAAGGACATAGCTTCTTCTCAGGATGACATTGGCAAGGCATATCAAAAGGGCCAAGAGGGCCTTTCTAAGTACAATGATCTTCTTTCCCTTAATAAGATATCTCAAGAGGACTTTAACATTGCACAAGCTATCTACATGGCGGACTATAACACCCTAGTCGATAACATGGTAGTTAAGACCCAAGAGCTAACAGGCTTTGTCAAAGAGCTTCACGGCGCGATGGATGGTTTTAGCCAGTCTTCTGCTGAAGGGCTAGTCAATATGTCAGAGCTATTGTTCCAATCAGGTAAAGGTTGGCAGGACTTTGGTGACATTGTTAAAGATGTGATTAAGGGTATTGCAAGAGACATAGCTGTCATGGGCACGAAAGAGTTTGTGACTAATCCACTATTTGATATGCTTAAAGGTAGTGTGTCGGGCATGCAAGGCAGTGACAGCGGAGGGAGCACTTACATGGGTGATGCAGTTACGGCGGGAATGACCGGACTATCTTCTGCTACAGCACCTTCAGCAGCACCGGCACCAAGCTTCAGGCCGAACATTAATTCTAGTGCTAGAGTTAACATTGTCAACGTAATAGACCCTGGCGTAGTTGGGGAATACTTAAACACTAAAGAAGGTGAAGACACTATGGTAAATGTTCTTTCTACTTCTGATTCATATAAGGCTATCTAATGGTATGGAAATATGCAGGTAGGTACGTCCTACCATTCTCGCCTTCAAGTATGAAGATGTCAATAAGATGGAATACTGCACTCACTGATACGATAAGTAGTGTGAACACTAGAAGTCTATCTAAAGAATATCCACAATTCACAGTGAACTACTCTGCACTCTTAAAGGGTGCAGGGCTTCAGTTTGCCACTGATAGGGTACTTCGAGATTTAGGCCAAGAGGTACTCGTACCAATGTGGCAAGATGTAGCTACTGAGCGCATCAGCGACACAGAAGTAGCAATATCAACCACTGACAAGACATTCTACAAAGAAGGCCTACAAGTGATGCTGTGGGCTTCTGATACAGAGTGGCAGATAGTAGACGTGGAGCAAGTCAACCCTTCCTACATTAAGTTCGGGGTAAACAGTACAGACTGGAAATGTGTAGTACCTATTGAGGAGGGCTTCATAGCTTCTTCACCAACCACTAGCACTGATCGTAATCGCAACACAAAGCTGAACTATGTAGTCACTATCAAGAGACTAGATGGACCACTTAGTTCTATTGGTGGTGGGGTCATTCCCGGTGTATATGTAAATACATTTGAGACATTGCAGACAGATTTCGGTAGTGTAATACACTCACCAAACGACTCATTTCTCTTAATTGATAAGTATGTGGGTGCAAATATAAAGTATAGAAATGATGCAATTGATAGTTCTAATTCCATGATATATTTGGGGGGGGATGTCACTAATAGAGCATTACATATATTTAGGCGTAATTTGCCAAATGATGAGTTAGAAATGTTTATGGATGTGGGGGGAGTTAGAAAGCAAATAAGAAGTAATGTAACTTTTGCTTCTTTATTTCCAATCGGAATTACTAAATCAGTACACGCATCTTTGGACATTACAAATCCACTAGGATTGCCTAGATTGTATATAGATGGTGTTGAATTCACGGATTTCTATATATTAATAAATGATTCAATTTCTAGCTTCTCAGCAGTTGATTTTTCATATAGGGGGGGCGCTACATTCTCAAATGGCTCTACAGCATATGATTATTATTGGAGTACAGATTCAAATTTTTCATCGCCCTCTTCAATAGCACAATACGCACAAGCCCCAAATGCCCTAGTAAATAACAGGCCATTTTACACAGGTAGGGAGCTATTTACACAAGTTGCACCTGATGTAGTACCATACTCCGTGAAGTCTTTTAAAGGTAATGGGGTTGATAGCTATATAGATAAATCAAACATTGGAGCTAGTAGCGATGTTTTTAGTACTTCATTTATAATTAAGCACGAACAAATGACAACGGATGGTTTCATTGCAGTCGTACAAGGTGCAGACACTGACGAAGCGTATTATTTGGTAGGTATGCAAACGAATAATAAATTGATTGTATATTCATATAACACAATCTTTCAAAAAGCATTTGAAACGACAAATGCTTTCATAGTCGGTGAAGTCTATGAAATTTTAGTAAAACTAGATTTGGCTTTTGGTGGGTTTAAAGTTTATGTAAATGATGTTTTGCAGACAATCGCAGAGACATTTGACGGGCTTCCCTCAGTTGCGAACCCTACGAGTTTAGTATTAACGCTTGGCTCTTTCAACCAAGGTGTTAGGAATTTCTATAAGGGGCAAATTGCGGAGCTTTATTGGGGTGATAACCCTTTGATTGTGAATAGCGCAACGATGGAGCAATACAAAGATGGGCAAGAACATTTTGAAATAGAAGCACCTTATTCATTTTATGCTGATAACGCAACATCTATCAAGTTGAGTATAGATGTTCCTGTAGTTATTGATAAATTCATAGGTTTTTCGGTATATAGACATATTAAAAATCATGATTTATACAACAATATTATGTGGATATCTGATTCTACAAATAACACAAGATTTTTAGAAATTCATATTAACGGATTACCCTCAAAAACTATATGGGCAACTTGTGTTATTAATGGCATATATCATAAAACAGTAGGTACTACAGCTTCGGCAGATACTTATATTCAGTTAGGTGAATGGAATCACTTCTTTGCGTATTTAGATGTAACCACTGACTCTATGGCATTACCTAAACTATGGATAAATGGTGTTGAGGTGATTTTTAATGTAGTTAATACAAATTTGCCATTAAATAGTATTGCAGGGACAGCACCAAATTGTAGTGGTACAATTACTAATGGTGATTCAGGGGCTGATTTATATGTTTCAACAGATGTCAATTTTAAAAATCAACTAGCTTCATATTCTATTGACCCCGATTCAGTCGGTTCAAATAGACCTTTCTATACATATAAAGAATTATGTAGTGGTGTTGGTTCTGATACACCATCTATTGATTGGACTTCTGGCACAATTCAACACCAATACAAAAAATGGTTTGGTGGAGCGATTCAAGGTACAGTCGAAGAAGGTTGGGAAGGTGGAGCTGTTCAAGGCATAGTAGAGGTAAGCCCGCCAATACCTGCCCCCTTAGGTCCATACCCGGAGGACCCTAAGCTCACAGAAGTACCTATTCAGTCGAGTAAAGGCAATAACTACTCACTGCACATAAACACAGTCAAGTCAGTCGGTGGGGTCATTAAAGTAAACTCTACTCGCTCAGTACCTACGGTTACAACTACTCACTCTTGGGACAATCAAAGCAGAGCAGAGTACTTAGATATGCTAGACTTTGCTGCTCAATGCAGAGGCCGTAAGAATGCCTTTGACGCAGCATCATTTAAGTCAGATATCATACCACTCAATGAGGGTACTATCAGTGATGGCTATCTTGATGTACTAGACCCAGGGCTTCAGTCGCTAAACCTAGTTGGCACAAGATTCACTGTCATAAGAGGCAGATCTTGGGACAGCTCTGAGGTGTATGAAGTACTATCACTAGAGAATGTTACAGGAGGTGTGAGATTGGTGCTTGATAAAGCAATAATAGCGACTATATTTACTACTGACACTGTGTCGAATGTGAGACAATCTAGGCTCAATTCTGATGTACTAGAGATAAACATTGACAGCTTTAACAGAAGCAGTGCGAGCATTTCAGTTCGAGACATAAACGAGGGCGGCTAATGAGTTTTGACATATATGACGGGCAACAACAGGTGGATGAGACAGAGCTATACTTGTTCCAATATGTGAACGTGGATGGCGTTGTAGTCCATGAAGCTCTCACTACAAGTGCCACTCAAGTAACAGCCACCGCACCAGTTTTTGATAGAGTCAGTCACGACTATTTACCTGATGCAATATCTAGGAGTAACGCTAGTGCTGATGTACTGGGTCTTACGGCAACCACGAAAATAATGTTCCACCCAAACTCTCAATTTGCTAGGGAGGTAGCCCTTGGGGTGATAGATACAGAAGTTAAAGTAGCGGTTATGAAGATATCTCCTACGGGAGATATTGCAGTGCGTTGGGTTGGATATGTAACTAGAGGTATGTATAGTGCTAGGGGTGTGACTATTGATTGCATAGGCTCGCTAAACAAACTGAAGCGCAAAGTTAACCCTAGAGTACTTTACACAGATTGTCCCTGGGTTGTATATGGTGGCAGAGCTAATGGCAGAGGGTGTCCTGCTCTAGTTAGTAGTGAGTCTCAAGTCGCTGATGTTGAAATTGCTACTGAGGCAGGTAGGGGCGTTATCAGCATCCACACAGTTGATGGTATGCCAGGGGAGAGCATAATGCTAGGAGGTGCTTTAGTGTACTCAGGTAGATCTACGTCCATACAGCACGTGGAAAGTTTTGGTTTAACTAGAGCAGATATTACAGTTACAGATGCGAGTGCCCTCTCAGGCATTTCATTTGGTGATGAGGTGCTAATAGCTAGGGGGTGTGACAAGACATTGAACACTTGCAGAACAGTATTTGGGCAAGAGCTTTATTTCGGGGGTTTCCCTGACATACCAAAAGGAGATAACTAATGGCAGCAGCTATAGTATTGTGGGCAGCAAGTGTTGTGGTCAATAGGCTCTTATCAGACATGGAGACTATTGAGCAGGCAGAAGCAGAAGAAGCGAGGAAAAAACTTGAGCAGAAGAACTGGATAGACAACTTGCAACCGGGTAAACTAGCTCCAATAGGGGCTAAAGTTCCTACAGTATTTGGTGCTAAGATAGTCCCTTGCAGATTGGTTAAGCAGACAGAGGCTGAGACACTGGCAGGTCTAGCCGTAGGAGACTCCCCGGTGTGGCGAAAGTCAGGACTATATATTTTTGCTGATGCTGTAGATGGGGTGCGCATGTTCTACCAAAAGACAGCAGAGAACAAAGCTATCTTAATGCCTCTAGGAGATAACACCTATAGAGAGCGAGAGATACTAGCCGAAGTGGGGCATGAGCCCGGCGTGGGTCGAGAGCCTTCACAAGCATACAACAGACAGCCCCTATTCTTTGAGATCAACCCAATAGACGGAACGTTCAGCGGCCGGTATGGACATTTCCCGAAAGTGCGAACGGTTGGTGTTAGCTTGGGTAATAAGTCAGTAGTAAACAGGAGCATAACACTTTATGAAGATACAGACTTTGATGGTGTGAATGACCAAGTGGTAGAGGTTAAGGGAGTAAGCATTGCTCAAAGTACTTCCACTTCATTTACAATATTTCCACAGGGTATGCAAAGTGGTAGTGCCCTACCAACAAAGCCTTTTGTATCGTATAGGTGGCAAGGGGACAAAGAGGGGGCTCTCACAAGCCAAGATGGTACCTACATTTTCGTACAGGAAGACTACAGTACAAGTAAGCATTACTACCCTGAAACTTCATGGTCTGTGAACGCACCGGAGGCAGGAGACTCAGAAGAAGAGTATCAAACAAGGGACACTAATGCTTATGAAGAACTAGCTTGCATAAACATAGCTAGTGTAAATACAGTAGGAGAAGGTGGGGGATATACAGCAGACTCAGGATACTATGTACTTGCAGAGAGGAGATCTGTCACAGGACTGGTATCGTCTGACACTAGAGCATTAGACTCTTTCCAGGCAGAGCAAAAGATTGTGTACTCACTACTTGATGGCTATGTAGCGTACCCAGGTGATTTAATAGGCGCAAATCCTGCTATCGTCATGGCTGAGATATTAACTAATACTGTGTGGGGTATGAGCACTCCGGAGGCTGAGATAGACATAGATTCTTTTGTCGAGGCGGCCTCGATATTATACACTGAGAACATTTTCATAAACACCGCGGTAGCTGATGGGGACTATGAGACAATACTAGATGAGTGTGCTAATGTGGCTGAGGCTATAATATACGTTAGCCGGACTACTGGACTCATAACACTAGCACTGCTAAGAGAGAACCAATGGGTAGATAAAGAGTTTGATGACACTAGCATAACATCAATAGCTACCATGACAGCGACTAGAAGTGACGAAGTGCCGAAGTCAGTAGCGATAAGATATTCAGATGACTCAAACATGGACATGGTGACTTATGTAAACTCTAATTCCATAGGCAGCATGTCTGACATAACATTGGACATGCCTTATGTGAATGACTCTTCTGTGGCAGACAAGATACTTGTGCGCAACTCTAGGCTGCTAACAGCCAAGTCAGTGCGAGCAACAGTTAAAGTCCCTTCAGGATCAGCGTCGGATGTAGACCCAGGGGATGTAGTTAAGTTTGGGTCTGTGACATTAGGAGTACCAACAGGTGAGTACCGAGTACTTGGGGTGGCAGATGGCAAAGCTGACAATGGTGAGGTGACGCTGACATTAGTTACTGACACATGGGGCAACGCAGCTACTCCGTACTATGTGAGAACAGAAGAGAGACTGAACAACATATCGGCTTATGCTCTACCTACACCTAGTGCGGAAGCTCAAGGGGCTACTTACTTGGAGATGTCAAACAGGCTAGGCGAAATAACAGATTTGAACTCAATGGTGACAAGACCTTTCATTTCGGTAATGGCTGCGTCTCCAAGTGCCAACCATAGCCACTTCAAAGTACCAGGGTTTTCTTCTCCGGACAACTCAGCTAAGGCTAGGTTCGCTCTTTGGGGTAACTTAGCCAATGCAATACTAGCCTCAGACAACAGCATCGCTGTAGACGGGCTAGGGTTCCTACCTCAGTTTGATTCCATTATGTACATAGGCGCTGAGATGGTGCAAGTGTATGGGTACAGCGAAAATACCGCAGGAGTGACAAGCATACTTGTTAGGCGGGGGTGTCATGACACAGTCCCAGTCAGCCACCTTGCTGATGTAAGGGTAATGCAGCTAATGCTCCCTAACAACACTGGTGTATATTGGATGTCTAACTTAGCTCCGGTACCTCCGGTTCAGCCACCGTCTGAGTACAAAGTGATAACTGGACTATTCTCAGGTGAAGTATTGTCAGACAGCGAAGCCCAGTACTACCAATGGAACCCCGTGGAGGGTAATAGGTCAACTAAACCACCAACGCCGGTCAATGTAAGAGTTAACGGAAATTCATATCCTAACACTATCTCGGGGGACGTTACAATATCATGGAGCCATAGACAGCATACGGATGACTTCAAGTCTTTAACGCCTAAACACTTCCTTAGTCTAGATGGCACTTCGGGGGGTAACTTCTATAAAGTGACTTTTGTTATGGACGGTGGCACTTTCACTGATACTACTACAGCACTTGGGTATGTAGTTCTAGAAGCGAATTTGATAGCAGCCAATGGGGGCACAGCGCCTACTTTCATTGACTTGACTATTGAGGGTATCAACCCCTCAAACGGTTCATTGTCATGGCAGAAGTACGAATACAGTATCACATATGGGACAGGATTGGGACAAGGTTGGGGCTTTGATTGGGGCAGCAACTGGGGCGACTAACGCAATACAAAGGGCTACACTATGTAGTCCTTTTTACTTATATTTAAAATACTAACTACAGGAGTAACACATGGCATCAAATTTTGGTAAGATACAGGCGTGGGGATGGGCGGATGGCGAGGACTCTTGGGGGCTTGATGTAAACAATAACTTTGCTACGGTTGACCGACTGCTTAAGAACCCGGTCAATGGGATAGTGAGTGACCCTACTACGATAACTTCACCGGCCAACAATGACTTATATATCGTTGGAGCCTCGGCCACAGGGGCTTTCGTTGGTCAAGAGGGTAGACTCTCGTATTGGAGTGATGTAGCCTATGGAGGGGATGATACTTGGAAGTTCTTGACCTCACCAGTGGGCATGTCAATGGACATGGCAGATGGCACCTCTCGAACTCACTCTGAGGTGGCCGGAGTTAAGTACTGGATTCAGACTAACTCGATAACAGTACACACCTGGGCAGAGTTTAAGAACGCTATGCAGTCAGCCTCTTATACTACAGTGGACATTGGAACAGAGGTTTTTGCCTCGGCTAACGATCTGTTCACGCTACCCATAATTAAGAGGGTCACAGGACTTCCAGTGAACATAGAGGGCAACACTCTTACTCTCAACACTAGCTCAGTGGACTTCTTTTGTGAAGTCAACATAGGCACAGCTTTAGGCGTGGCAGGAGTTTTAACTGGTGACTCAGCACTCATAAGGTTCAGAAGACTAACAGCCTTTACGTCCTCATCCTTTACGGGGACTGGGGCAGCCCAGTACGAACGCATATCCGGGGCAGTTGCAGGAACTACTAAAATTTATTGGGACTCCACAGGTGGCCAAGTAGATTCAGATACAACTATTTCAGAGTCCACAGGAGTTAAAACAGGTGGAGTACTATCAATTGGTGCGGGTGCTTCTGAGTTTTCAATTACAGATGGAACGGGACAGATAGTTGACGGCGTTGGTGCAATTGTTGGTGTAACTTGGAGTGGAATCACTAATATCACCCCGACTAATATAGCGACCACTGCTAGAACTTATCTTGCAATTGATAGTGCAGGGCTACTTGTTCAAAGCTCAACAGACTTTTCAGTGTCTCAATCAAGAACACTTATTATCTTAGGTATAGCAGTGCATTTTGATAATGTAAATGTTGTCGCAGTTAATAATCAGCAACATATAGCTTATAATGCTATGAGTTCGCTTTATGACTTGGCTGAAGCAATCGGTATTTTTAACATTAATGGAAATCTATTTTCTGGGAACGGAGTTAACCTTTCCTTGGATAAAAGTGTGGGTAATGTATTTAGAGGGGGTGTAAACTATGCAACTGATTCTAATAACCCACATGAAAAAACCTTACCGCTTTTAACTGCACTTACGTTCACCTATGCTTTTAATAATGATGCAACAGGGGCAACAGGAACACTTATTGACCCAACTACCCTAGATGATGGTGCAGGCGGAACAACTCCTTTATCCAATAATACAAAGTGGAGTGTTCAACGGATTTATTCTTTCTCATCCAATATAGTCGGAGTTCAGAGGGGTGTTTCAGAATTTAATTCCCTAGATGATGCTATCAACGGAATCAGCGGAGAGCCTTACTTCACAGCCCCTTCAATTAAGCCAAATGCTCTTTTACGTGGGTTGTTGATTGTCAAGAAAAATGCAACTGATTTGACAGACATTGCCCAAGCTCAATTCATTGATGCCCCTAAATTTGGTGAAGGTGGTGGTAGTGCAGGAGGTAGTGCAACTCTAGTAGACTTACAAACTGCCTACAATAACTCTGTTAGTCCCGAGATTGTAACTGATGCGACCCGTGGAGCGGTAACTCTAAAAAGAGGAAGTGCTTTAGATGCCGACAATGTATTAGAGATTCAAAATGGTGCAGGAACTACAAATGCCAGCATTACAGGTGATGGCGATGCTACTTTTGGTGGTGTATTGAATTCAAACTTAGGTCAAGTGAATATAGGTGCGTATATAACTAATTGGAGACAGATGGTCGGCGGACTATTTGGATTTGGTGTAGAATCTAGCGATGCAAATAGTTCCGACCAATCTCGTATAGGTATGGGTGAAAAGTTACTTATTAGCAGTGCTCTTAATGCACCTGTTTTGAATGGTTCTAACTACTCTTACGCTTTAAACTTTGGTTTTAACTCTACCGAAATAGATAAAAATCCAAACGATGTAAATATGTCAAAGACACAGCTAGTTATGCCATACTCTACGGTTAACGATGGTTCAGTTGGGGATATGGCTTACAGGGCTAAGTTTAACGCAAACGATTTCGGTGAGTATCGTTACCTAGTGGCTAGTGATGTTGATGGAAATTACCCAATGAGTAGAGGTAGAATTCTACAAGGTAATGTTACAGACGATAACGTTTCAGGTATTCAAGGAGCGAGCTTAGGAATCCCTGGTTTAGCGGACTTTGGGAGCAGGATTAAAGTAGACACTACCTTTGGTACACCACTTGTTATGCGAAGTACTGGGTCAAACTTTATGAGTTCTGAGGGTGATGGTAATATTGGTTGGACTGGTGATACACTTACTGGGTTAGCCCGTTTTTTCTTTAATTCTCAAACAGGGGCGGCAAACACATTCGGGCTTTTCTTATACTCTCTAGATGGTGCAACTTCGCAAGAGATGTTCAAAGCAACGTATGATTCAAACTTTGAGATATTCCGAGATTTGGAAGTTCCTAAAATCCTCCAAGGCGTTACAACAGATAGTGGTGAAGGCATCCAAGGAACTTCTCTAGGGATTGATGGTGATGCTACTTTTGGTGGTATTGTTAACGCATCTAGGGGCTACTTTCAAGATTCAAACAATAATAATTTTCCTATTCGTGCAATTGAGGCACCCAACGCAGTAAGCACTAATATATTTATGCAAGGTGATGGTGAACTGGGGATATTAGGAGTAAGAGCTAATAGTAGCAGAAGATTCAATTTTAGGTCTGAAACAACGACTGATAGTAATTTTTTATTAAGACTCTACGATTCAGCAGGCTTAAATAGTAAAGTGATGTTTTCAACAGATTATGCCACTAATACTTTTGAAACGGTAGCGACATTTAAGGCAACAGACAATATCCTCCAAGGCGGTACAACAGATACAGGCGAAGGCATCCAAGGTGCTAGTATTAAAAGCGATGGTGATTCCAAAGCAGCGAGCTTTACATTGTCCGCACTCAACACAGCACCAACTTCTGCAACTGATACAGGTGTGATAGGTGAGATTCGTTGGGACGCTAGTTACATGTATGTATGTACTGCAACAAATACTTGGAAGCGTTCAGCAATCGCAACTTGGTAAAAACAATTTAGAGTGGCATCAATGAAGGTGTCACTCTTTTTAAAGGGAACAACAATATGAAAACAATAGTAGAGAATGTATCATTCAAAGGTCTTCCCCTTGCAAAAGTAGAGATCCATTTAGTTCATGTAATGGTTAAAGAGGAAGGAAAAGCCCAAACTTATCACAAAGTATCAAATGTTCGTGATGTAGATGGGGTCGAAATGTTTGAATTCTTGGCTTCATATAACCACCCATTTGAGTATATCGGGGGAGATGTGATGCAAGAGGGAATGAATGCGGTTTTAGCATACTTGGCAGACCCAACAACATAACCCCAATGGGGCGAATGTAATTAGTATATTTATTAAAAGGAGTTAGCTAAGGTGAAAACAGCTAACTCCGTTCACTTTAAAGAGTTAGAAAAGGGGTCTATAATGGCTGAAAATAGCGAGAATTCAAGTACGCAAAAATTGATTCTATCGGTAATCACTTCACTAGCTTTAGGTGTGGGCGGTGGTGCTTTTGTTGTTCCAAATGCAAGTGATGCAGCAAATAGTGATAATCACAAAAAAATGTCTGAGGTTGAGCAAAGGTTGAATCTCGTCGAACAGAGATTAGTAAGAATTGAAACTAAGATAGATATACTTTTACCACTAAAGAATGTCGCTTCTAATGAAATAGATTCACTGTACCCATCTTCTACTAGCGTGGCTTCTGTAATAGAGAATAGGGTTGATTCTATTGATATTGTAGTGAGTAGATAATATGAGCAGAACAATAGAATGTACTGACTGCGGACAAGATGTACTACTGAACGGTATAGGTAGCTCTAGGAGCACAATGCAAAGGCTATTGACAGCCACTTTGCAATTTGTGCTACCCTTCACAGC